GAGTCAAATGCAAACGGATCCAAGAATAGCAAACATGTCGCTTGAGGATAAAACAACAGCAATTAATGAGCTAGCCGAAATAAATTATCAGCCATATTTAGACGCGATGCCCGATATGGGCGCTACTTCCTTTAACAACCCTCTCCAGCCGGGTTTTAGCCGCACAAGAACCGAAACACTGCCAGATGGTAGGACGATTACTGTAGATGAAGAAACAGGTGCAGTACTTGGAACGAATCTGTTTGGTGGGCAGCAAAGCTCCTTACAGAATACTGTGGTTGGAGAACAGCTTGCAGGAAGTCTTTATGACACGTTGTTCAGAGATCCAAACATATCTCCAGAGGCTAGAGGTATATTAAAAGAAAAGGGCATGACAATTGACGATTTGTTTGCTCCCAAGGTGTCACCACCAGTAGAAGAAAAGCCGGACATTATGGACCTAATTGAGAAAGCAACACAAACCAGCGCTCTTGGAGGATCTTCAACTGCGAATCAAATTGCTACAGTAGATTATACAAATCTTACAAACACAGGCAACAACCTGTACCGAAGCACCCCTGACCAAGACCTTGTGGACAAAGCTTTTGAGTTTTTAGGTATTAGAGATCCGGCAAGAAGACCGAGTGGGCAGATTAAGGGGTCTACAATTAATTCTACACCTCTTTTTAACTTCCCTGAGTTTAAATTTAGTGACTATTATCCTTTTTAAAAGTAAGAGAAAAACATGAGAATAGAAATTAAATTAATCCCAGACGGCATGGACCTAGGAAAAGAAATTCAAGACGGCACTCCTGTGGATAAAATGCATGGGTCATGCCCTGCTGCCACACAGGATTTAGACCTAAATCTTGAAAACAGGCAAAAAGCCATTGATGAGTATGGCTATGGCCCTTTAAATCCAAATCTAGACGACGGTGGTAAGAACGATTCATTTTGGCAAAAAATAGCAGATACTTTTAACACCGACATTGAGGCTGCAAAGGATAGCAGATGTGGCAATTGCGCTGCTTTTAATGTTACCCCAGAAATAAAAGATTGTATCGCAGAAGGTATTGGATTTGAAGACGGAGCAGATCCGTATGCGTCTGTGGATGCTGGAGATATTGGCTACTGTCAGTTCGTTAAATTTAAATGTGCTTCGATGCGCGTTTGTAATGCATGGGTGTCTGGTGGACCAATAACGGAAGCTGCTTAAATGGATGTTATAAATTTCATATCAAAATACCAAAAAGTCTTGAATAACCGCATAGAAGACATTAGTGTCTCTATAACCAGTGGTGGTGTTACTGACTGGGAAGACTACAAAGCAAGAGTTGGCGAGATACAGGGTATCGCTTATTCTCTTGATGAACTCAAAACCCTGCTAAAAAAGGTTAATTATGTCGAAGACACTGATAGTACCTGACTACATTCTCGCGCAACGCGAGGCAAAAAAGAAGGCTGAAGAGGCCGCAAAACAAAAACCCCTAAAAGAAAGAGTACCGCAACCTACGGGATGGCGTTTACTTGTCATGCCTTATCTGGGTCGTGAAAAAACCGAAGGTGGGGTTTATGTACCCGATCAAGCAAGAGAGCGAGAGTCACGAGCTACTGTTGTAGCTTATGTGTTAAAGGTAGGGCCTTTGGCGTATAAAGACAGCGACAAGTTTGGTGGGGGCTTGACTACTGATCCGTGGTGTTCTGAAGGTGATTGGGTGTGTATTGGACGTTACGCCGGTTCTCGATTTAATATTGAGGGTGGTGAGGTCCGAATTATCAACGATGACGAAGTCATTGCAACTATTGTCGATCCAGACGATATAAAATCATACGGAGTCTAGTATGCAACAACAAAATGAAGATATTGCAGAAGAGCAAGAAGTAGAAGTCATTGAAGAAAACGAAGAGCAAGAAGTAGAAGTTAAGCAGTTAGCAGAGGCCGAGGGTTCTGATAAAGACTCTTCCGAAGATGAGGACGAGCTTGAAAATTATTCTGACTCTGTGCAACGAAGAATACGCAAGCTTACTGGAAAGTTCCGTGAAGAAGAGCGGCAGAAAAACTCCGCTGTTGAATATGCGGAATCAGTAAAAAAACAAAATGACGAACTTCAAAACCGTTTGAATAAGCTGGATCAGACGTATGTAGGAGAGTTCGCTACTAGACTGGAATCTCAAGTAATAGCTGCTAAAGATGCTTATAAAAGAGCACACGAAGATGGTGATTCAGACGCTATGTTTGAAGCCCAGCAAAACATTAGCCGCCTTGCTTTAGAGCAGGCTAAGTATGACTCTATAAAACAACGTGGAGAGGTAGCTGAAACCAGAACCGCAGAGCAGGCTCCTGTAGCACCATCTCCACAGGTCGCCCAACAACGTCCACCTCAACCAGACCCAAAAGCTGAAGAATGGGCTGGAAAAAACGCATGGTTTGGAGAAGATCAGACCATGACATACGCTGCTTTTGGTATTCACCGGCAGCTTATTGAAGATGAGGGGTTTGACCCCGCAACAAATGAGTACTATACTGAACTAGATCGTAGAATTCGCACAGAGTTTCCTCACAAGTTTAAGAGCTCTAAGCGAGATACGGGGCCCAGAGTCGCTTCTGCTGAGTCCACGGCTTCAAAGTCGTCGTCAAAGGGGCGCAGAACAGTCAGATTGACTCCTTCGCAAATTGCAATTGCGAAACGGTTGAATGTTCCGCTTGAAGAATATGCAAAGTATGTAAAGGATTAAAAAATGACTGATTCAAAAAGAGTGCCACGCGAAGCAGAAACTCGCGCAAAGACCCAGAGGCGTAAGCCTTGGGCACCTCCATCAAAGTTGGAGGCTCCAGAACCGCCGGCAGGCTACAAGCATCGATGGATTCGCACCTCTGTTCGAGGTGAGGATGACAAGATGAATGTGAATGCCAAGGTTCGAGAAGGCTGGGAGCCAGTGCGTGCAGATCAATATCCAGAGATGGAAGGGTTATACCCTACTATTGATGAAGGTCGGCATGCCGGGGTAATCGGTGTAGGCGGACTAATGCTTGCTCGTATCCCAGAGGAGACGGTAGAAGAACGAACTGAATATTTCCGGGAGCAGACCCGTACACAAATGGATGCCGTTGACCAAAGCCTGATGAGGGAACAACATCCCTCAATGCCTATCCATAACGATAGGAAAAGTCGTGTATCATTTGGGGGTAAAGATTGACCCCCTACAACCTTTAGGAGTGTGAAATGGCAAACACTAATGTTGCCTTCGGCTTAAAGCCGATCAATACTGCGGGTAGCACACCAGCTACTGGCGGTACAAACACATACCCAATCGGTGGAACTGCGGCAGCAATATATCAGGGTACTCCAGTAAAGTGTGACAACGGTGGTTCAATCGTTGTTGGTTCTGCATCTGGGGACACCGTGGCATATGTTGGTGTGTTTCAAGGGTGTGAATTCGTGTCAGCCTCAACCGGGAAAAAGACTTTTTCCAACCATTGGCCCGGTTCAGGTAGTGCAAACACAAGTTTCCCAATCACAGGATTTGTGTATGACAACCCAATGCAACGCTTCATTATTGCGACTGACGCAACATTTACCGATGAAGCAACTGCGAAAGCAGCTATCTTCGAGAACACAATGCTCGACGGTGGTGCAGCAGGTAGTACAACCACAGGAAATTCATCTGCAAAGATGGATGTTGCTACATTAGACTCATCAAACCTCTCTCTTCCTTTGAAGATTGTGGGCATTCTTGATGATGTAGACAACGAAGACTTCGCTGCTGCGGGTATTCCTATGATTGTGATGATCAACAACCACGCACTGCTTCAGGCTGATTCTGAAGCTGCGATATCATAGGGAGTATAGATAATGGCTATTTCTCGCGCACAACTCGCCAAAGAACTAGAGCCGGGTCTAAACGCTCTCTTTGGTATGGAATATGGCCGCTACGAAGGCCAGCATGCTGAAATCTACGACACCGAGTCTTCGGACCGGGCGTTTGAAGAAGAAGTTATGCTGTCTGGTTTCGGGGCTGCACCGGTTAAAGGTGAAGGTACAGGTGTGTCATACGACGATGCACAAGAAGCCTACACTGCACGGTACAACCATGAGACTGTAGCAATGGCTTTCTCAATCACTGAAGAAGCTGTCGAGGACAATCTTTATGATCGTCTGGCTTCTCGGTACACTCGTGCCCTTGCTCGTTCAATGGCACACACCAAGCAGGTTAAAGCTGCTGCAATCCTGAACAACGCATTTACTGCCGGTGCTTTCGCTGGTGGTGACGGTGTTGCTCTTTGTGATGCATCACACCCGCTGACAAATGGTGGCACATTCGCCAACGAGCCAGCAACTGCTGCTGATTTGAACGAAACTTCTTTGGAAGACGCTCTTATCAACATCGCTGGTTTTGTGGACGAGCGTGGTTTGATCGTTGCCCTCAAAGGCATGAAGCTGATCATTCCTCGTCAGTTGCAGTTTGTAGCCGAGCGTTTGCTCGTATCAAACCTACGGGTTGGTACAGCCGACAATGATGTGAATGCACTGAAATCTTCTGGCATGTTGCCTGAAGGTTATGTTGTCAACGACTACCTCCTTGACAACGATGCGTTCTTCATCAAGACAGATGCTCCAAACGGCTTCAAGCATTTTGAGCGTATGGCTCTGTCAACAGCAATGGATCCAGACTTCGACACTGGAAACATGCGGTTTAAGGCCCGTGAGCGTTACAGCTTCGGTTTCTCAGACCCACGCGCAGTGTTCGGTTCACCGGGTGCGGCGTAAGCTTCGACACAAAGTTATTAAAGGGCGGCTTTCATGCTGCCCTTTTTTATTGTATAATGTTTTATTCCTGACAACCGCATTGGGTGGTTGACACTAGCCACGACAGGAGACTCAAATGGCTACTACTACTTTTTCTGGACCTATTAAGGCCGGAACTATCAAGAACACAACAGGCACGACTCTAGGCTCTAATATTGCCAACGTCGGTCAAGTTGTTATGGCCCAGACATTTTCAGCAGACTTATCAGGCGGCGCTCTAGCTGCTGTAGTCACTGACGTTGTTATTCCTGCAAACTCTCAGATCATTGACTGCGTGATTGATGTTATTACCGCAGCAAGTGGCACAACTAACCTTAGTGTCGGTGACACTGTGGGTGGCGCAGCTACAATCCTGAACACTTTTGCAAGTGGAACATCTGCTGGACGTAAGTACCCAACAACTCAGGCTGGCGCTGCATTAGCTTGGCAGGACACTGGTACAGCAGACATTCGTTTGACTGTGACAGCTTCTGCTGCAACAAACGCGGGTCTTGTTCGTTTTACAATCCTGTATCAGCAGAACAACAACCTTGCTTAATAGGAGGGCGGAATGGCTGCTTCTATCACAGCAAAAACAGTTACAGCTACCGGAACAGTGCTGGGTGGTAGAAATCGTTTAAAAGCTTTCTATGTAAAGACAGCTTCCAGCGGGTCACCTGCGGTGGTGTTTAAAAACGGCAGTGGCGGTGCAACTCAACTGTCTATGGTGTTTCACACATCGGATGACAATCAAATCACCATACCCGATCACGGTATGATCTTCGATGACGAGTGTCATGTGACGCTTACCAACGTGGATTCGCTCACTGGATTCTTTGGCTAATGGCTAGAAAGCCAGCCAAAATGCCAAGTCGTAACAAGAAAAATTTCCGCTCCACAAAATCTGGAGCGGGGATGACCAAGGCTGGTGTGGCGGCGTACCGCCGTGCCAACCCCGGGTCATAGTTAAAGACCGCTGTTACTGGTAAAGTAAAGAAGGGGTCAGCATCTGCTAAACGTCGCGCTTCATACTGTAGTCGTT